GCTTGCATCGTAAACCATTTTGTTACGATACTTGGCCATAATATCTTTTAGATATTGTTCAGCCTTACCTTTTGGTAAGTTACCAACGTCAATGTAGAAAATACGGCGTTCAGGTGCTCTTGATAGTCTATAGATAACTACCGCATCTTCAATCATACGCAACTGATTAAGTGGCTTGATTGCTTTGTGTAGATATGAAATAACGAATGTGTTCTTTGCATCCATCAAACCAGAATTCACATTAATGATTGACTCTGGTGCGATTCTTAAACCTGCATTAACATTACTTGTATATGATTGTGTTACTGTACCTTTGTCATTATACACATAGTATTCGGCAATAGATGAAATGATTTGAGCGCCAGTTTTTGGGTCCCTGTCTTTTTTGATTTCACGGACCTTACGAATCTTTCGTGGATCAATGTATCGTAATTCTTGAATACCTTCTCTTGGTTTGGTTTCATCTACCACTACATGGTAATAAATCCGACCATCAATATACCATCTCTTAAACAAATCATCAGAAAGATTACCGAAGTTTAACATCTTTAAGACATTATGAAATTCTTCTGTTATTTTCTTTTTGATTGTGTCTGGTTGTTTCAGATTATCTAAAACAATATCTATTGTCTTACCCGTAACATCATGTGTAATGGCTTCGTTGACGATATCATCAATTGCCATTTCTAATTCAGGGTGATTCGCCATCTCACGATATCGTGTGACCAATTCTATTTCATTGCGAACAGAACCTTCTAAGTCAACATATGTACCATAATGTGCATTTTGAGTTATCGTTACCGCACCATCATCCATCGACTCCGTTGGAAGTGCGAATGAAGCTTGCTCAGGCGGCTGAACCTGAACAATGTCTTTTTTACCAAGTGTAAAGCCGAAGAGCTTGACTGCCATTAAATATTCATCCTATAAAAAATTAAGAAAGGCCGAAGCCTTTCTCTTACACAACACCGTCTGCTACAGCTTCCCACCATTGATATGCGAGAGAAACAGTAAATTCTTCAATCGTATCGTTTGAACCCCAATCAACATCAATTGCAGATACGTCTGTTGGAAATAATCCAATAAACTTACATTTCTTCAATGTGTTACCTTGTTTACCGAATTGAGTAACATCACCATCAACAGAATAACTGAATGGTGATGTTGCTAATGGACTACGCACATTAAAATTATGACTATTAATGCCGTTCATCCATCGTTCAAATGCGTTACGAACAATAAAATCTTCATCGTTAATAACTGTGATTGTCCAATCGGCAAAAGTTCTGTTACCAACAAATTTTAGTTCACGACCAAAGTATTGGACAGGCACAACACCTAGCGTAGAGCCAGGAAGTTGTGCAGACTTACACATAAATGTAAGTTTAGTTTGTGCATTTGCTGGCGAAGAAAAGCCAGGAAAAGGCATAGAAACTTCAAAGAGATTGGGACGGGCACCGTCTCCTGTCATTTGACTTCTAAATTCATTTACACTAAATGCCATTTTTTTTCTCCTGTTCTTTTATTTATTGGAACTTTCCAACGACTTCTTCAAAGGCCACACCTGTGCGAGTGGCAATAAAGTTAAGTTGGATAAAGTTGACTGATCGAGCAGGTTTGATATAAATGTCACCAATGAATTCATTGCGGTCAATTATCTCACCTGTATTATTTGTTTCATCACAAACAACACGGAAGTCGGTAATACCACGGCGACCCTGTACATCACGCAAGAATGGTTCTACAAGTGCAACAAATTGTGCTCTTGTAAATTGGTCATTGTATTCGAACAATGAGAATCGTGCTGATCTTGCAATAGCCTTTTCAAGCACAATAAACAAACGGCGAACATTGACACGATCAAACGCAGATGGTTTAGATAACAATGTTTTGTCACCAAACAATACTGTGCCTTCGCCTTGGAAAGAAACAACAGGATTTACACCTCTAACATAGAGAGTGTCTCTTTCTGTCTTATTTGGATTCCATGCAAGCTTTACAACATTGCGAATTTGACCACGATTCAATCCGCCTGGAGAGAACCAAGGATCTTTTTCAATGTCTGTCTTAGCACATAGACCGGCAATATCACCATTCAATGGTACCCAACGGTACACATCGTTATACTTATCGTATTGATATTTCCAACCGCAATCCATAAAAGCATAAGATGAACTACCAATATTTCCAGCTCGTGTTACGCAAGCTGCAGCTTCTGATCCAGCATTATCAACAACATCTGCTTTAGCCGGTGAAAAGAATGCAATACAATCTTTTCTTGATTCTGCTAGAGAAATCAATGAAGCGCTAATTGTGTTGGCATTAGGACCTGTGATAATCAAAGAAATGTCTACTGAATCTGCATTATTATATAAATTATAAGCACTAATAGTGTTAGCAGTTGATATTGTGCCATCAACACCACCAGAAAGTGATGAGGTCACATTTGCAGTTAAGTTAGCAAAAGTTGTTGCATTTGCAGTAGAGCCCCAAGCTGTGCCTGTCGAAATTGTAGTTGGATGTGATGCCCATTGAATATATTCTGATCTGCTAGCGATAACTTCTTTATAAAAATTAGAATTACCAGAATCATCTTTTGCATCAGATGCCTTAGACATAAACGGGAATTTTTCAAGAATCGTACCTCTTGTGCCAGAAAATAGGCCGTCTTCATCAATAACTACCGCATGTAATTCATCAAATGAACCGCCCTTATTTGAAACATATGTAGATGTTCCTGGAGCAGAGGTGAATAAAGATGCATATCCCCATGCTGAGTGAGTATTAGCATCAGAGAAAGAAACTGCTAGTGTATTGCCAATAACACCCGCATAACGAGCAAAGGCAACACCAAATGCAGAATTGCCACTAGAATAATTATCTAACCAATCATCTTGATTTCTAATAAGTACCACATTATTACCACCGTTGGCAGATGCGTTTCGTGTGGTTGATATGTTTACTGCACGAGCAACTTTTAGGTTGCTTGAATATGCAAGAAAGTTTGCGGCAGAAAACCAGTTTTCATAATTGGATGAATTTGGATTACCAAAACTTTTAGCAAGTTGTAATTCACTTGAAACTGTTATAATTTGATCAATTGGACCCCACGCAAACGGTCCCGCAAATGCGCCAATTGAAGTAGCGCCGGAAGGAATAACTGTAGTCAGGTCAATTTCTGATACTGTTACTCCTGGTGATAGCTGAAATGCCATTGGATTTCTCCCTTAAAAGTATGAGTCAATTTTTCTTTTATCGTCTATTTAGTTTTTTAGAAACTTGAGGATGAGGTATAACCTTTTTCAGACCAAACATCTCCATTAGTACTATCAATAGTGATTTCTTCTTTGAGTCCGTTATCAAATATACCTACTGGAGCTAAATCTTCATCAACCAACATGTTCTGTTCTGCTAACATTAACTTTCTTATGTCAATGTTAGTACTGTCTTTAAAGAATGTTTGTGCCGTCAACCATGCAAAAATAACCAGGCCCATGACCAAATCGTCATTATTTCCTTCTTCCGCAGCATAGCTGTCACGGATTCGAACAAAAGTATTCATCTCGGCAATGGTATCAAAATCATTTACAATCAGTTTATCGTTTTCTACCAATGTTTTTAAGTTGGCACATCCAATTTTTTTGACTGATTTTGTTGTTTTGATACCAAAAGATGTATTTCTTCTAAATCCTCCAGAAATACTTTGACCTTTGATGTGATGATGTTCTAGTTTATAAATGTTTTCGTATTCTAAATCATAGTGTAGAATATCAACCACTTGTTGGCCAATATTATTAGTTTCAATCAAAGCATATGCTTCATTGTATTTCTTTGCAATCGAATAGATTACAGTTGGGAAAAACAATAAAGGTAATTTATTATTCCTATATTTAGCGACTTGTCTATAAGGTGTTTGAGATACATCTAACACATTGATGGTGGAGTAATCCTGTTCAACACCTTCGGCACAATCTACTGTGGCAATATAGAGGTGGTCTTTAATAGGTTCTTCATATATATCAAAACCTTCAATTGAGGATAGTGGGTTGTGAAATGCCAGACTACGGAGTTTAGCACCAGATATAAGAGTTGCTGATGAGCCAATAAACTCAGTTTCAAACTCTTGTCGGAACTGTTCCTCAGAAGTGTTTCGTATTGTTTCATCCTTCCAAGCCGCATCACGACCTGGCACTTGCGACCAATGAACCTCCAATGGTTTGTAAGTAGAACGACCTTCTATCGCATCCACCCACATCTTGTAGAAATGGTTCAATCCGTATGGTGTTGAAACAATAATAACTTTGGTAGTTTTACCAGAAGAGATAACAGGGTATGTTGATGTGAAGAATTCATCTGCCATGTTTTTTGGAACGAAAGCAAATTCATCAAGGAAAATTAAGTTGTAAGAACCACCACGAACACCAGAGGCTGATGTTGCAAATGCGGCAATTTTAGATTTGTTTTCTAGTTCAATATTACCTTTGTTCCAAACAATAATACCTTGTTGCAACCACAATGGTAAATAT